TTCATTCTCAAGCACCAAACGCACTGCGCGCGCCCGAACTTCCGTCGAAAAACGGTTCCCTGATTTTCCTTTGATCATGACTTACCTTCCAAGCTTTATGCTCTCCGGTAAACCCGGTCTGGTTCACCTTGTCGCGCTCCGAGAGGCCATTGAAGCCTGCAAGGGTTGGATAGCGGGTGCCCATCAGGGCGGTGATGATGGCCTCGGTCTGGGCGGTGAGGGTGTTTGCGGCGGCGGTGTAAGTGGCCAGCACGCCGGTGCCTGACAGCCCTTCGATTTGCACCGTGTTGCGAAACCCCGTCGCCGCGAGGGCATAGTCCCCAAAGGTGTTGTTGGAGTTGGCGACGGTGATCTGGCCGCCATCATGGGCCCAAAGGCCGACGCGGGCCCAGTTGGTGAAGACCGAGACCAGCTGGACAAATGCATTGCGGGTGACGGCATAGCCGACGCCATTGGGATTGATGGCGGTAAAGCTGTCGACCACGACCGAGCGCAGTGGTGAGGATGGGGCGAGGACCGAGCCGTCGGCCAGCAGGTTGCCCCCGCCGCGCGGCATCAGGGGATTGCCTGCGGCTTTGTCGATCGGCAGGGCCATCTGATCTTGGGTAAAGCTGTGCAGCTGCGAGCAATCGGCGACATAGGGCGATCGCGTGAGGAGCTCGCCGGGCTTGAAGACGAAGGCCCAGCCCTTTTGCGGTGGCCCACCCGCCAGGGTGTAGGGCTCATGGCGCAGATTTGCGAAGGTGAAGCCGCGGGCTTTGATGCCGTTGGACATCTGGAACATGTTGTTCACCTCTTGGCCCGGCGGCAGGCTCAGCTTGGTCACGCGCAGGTCATAGCCGTAGAGGGCGCAATTGGCGGGGATCACCGTATCTGGCGGCACGGTGTATTCGCCGGGCTGCACAATCACGATGGCCGGGACGCCGAGGGCTGCTGCGCGCGCGAGGCCCTCGGAAATGGAGGCCAGGGGTGCGGTCAGCGAGGAGCCCTCGTTGAGGTCCTTGCCATCCATGGTGACATAGAAGGTGCGCGCGACGGGCAGCGAGACAAAGGGCAGCCGCTCAAGGCTGCAGACCTCGACGTCGGTGGCGTGGTTTATCCCGAACGTGCGCACCCAAGGCACGGCGTAGCGCGCGCCGACGGGTGCCATGACGCTGGAGGGGCCTTCGGCTTCGGCCACGACCGAGGTGCGGACCTCGCGCCGCCCATCCGCGTTGGTGAAATTGAGAATTGTCTCGATGGTCGTGCTGGACAGCGCGGTCTTGTCCGCCGCCAGCCAGTCGATGCCGCAGGCAATGGCGTCGTCGGACGGATCAGGGCTGTTGGTGGCACGCCGAAACACCGCGCGAAACGCATAGCGCTCCTCGGCCTCGATCGGCACTGGCGCGACGGCTGTGACCTGCTGGCTGGAATTGAGGCGGACGACTTTCCCGTCTGCGTTCTGCGCAACAAGCCCGCCGTCGATGTCGTACAGCTGGGGCGTATCGCCAGGGCGATGTTCAAGGGCAGTATAGGTTTGCATGGGCGAGGTCCTTAGCTGAGGCGGAGTTCCACAAGCGGGATTGAGGTGATCGAGCCGAGGCGCTCGATGTCGAGGGTGACGTCCATCAGATCGCTGTCGAAGCGGACGGGAACGTCGAAGGCGAACCCGCCGGTGAGGGTCACGCCCGGCTCCGGGGCCACCTCAAAAGTGACGATCCCGGTGGTGGGATTGACGGCCCAGCCATTGAACTGCTCGGCACCACCCAAAGCGACACGCACCGACCCCGCGACGGGCTTCTCGATGCGGCGCTGATAGAAGTGGGGCGCGGTGCCATAGGCTTTGCTCAGCGCGAACTCTGTTGTCTCGCCATCCCCGGTGCCGATCACCTGGTCCATCTCGGAGACGGGGCGCGAGGGGGCGCAGGATTTGTAGTCGGCCCAGTCCTTGAACCGAAACCCGTAGAGCCGCCCCAGCCGCGCTTCAAAGAAGGCGACCACCGCGTGCAGATCATCCACGCGGCGGATGCCGTAGGAGACATCGAACCGCCGCCGCGATGCCGACCAGCTGGCGTTGCGCTCCTCGCGGCCCGACGCGAGCTCAACAATCTGCGTGCGCCGCTGTGGCCCACCGCGCGCGCCGCGGCTGATGTTGTCGGGGAACTGCACCTCGTGAAACGCCATTACATGCCCCTCCGGCCCATGGAGACCGCGCGCGAGATATCGGCTGCGACCTGCGTGCGCGATTGGCGGAAGCTCTCGGCGTCGCGGGTCTGTATCGATATATTGACGACGGGGGCGCTTTCGCGCGGTCCACCCGCGCCGCTGTAGCTTTGGGCTTCCCGGCGGTTGAGCACGCGCTCACCGCGCTGCAGGATCGCCGGGACCTCGTCGGATTTGAGCCCGGCCCAGCCGCCGTTATGCATCCGCGGCGCATTGGCAAAGGCCATGGCCGGGACCATCCTCGATGGCGCAGGCCCGCCAACGATACCGCCCTGATGGAACACGCCTGCAAACATCCCGCCGAGATTGCCAAGCGCGCCGGAGAGCGCATTGGCGATGGGGCCGAGGATGAACTTGCGCGCTCCGAGCTTGGCAAGGTCCGCGATCATCGATGTGACCAAGCCTTTGAAATCCAGCTTGCCGGTCTTTACGAAGTTGCCGATCGCGTCTTCCGCACTTTGAAACGCGCTCACGAGCACATTGCCGATATCTGCGCCCACATCACGGGCTTTGTCCGCGTACTCGCTGACCGCGTTTACAACCGCCTGCCAGCCAGTGGCTGCTGCCTCGGCACCCTCAGCTGCGTCGGCACCCGCCTGCTTTGCCGCACCACCTGCGCGCCCAGCCTGTCCTTCGGTCTCCTCCAGCGCATCGTTGAGCCGGTCCGCTGAATTGGCGGCACTTTCGAGCGCCGCTGTGCCTTCATCGCCCGCACCAGAAATGGCATCCTTCAGCGCCTGCCAAGCGGTCATGGGGCGCGAAGCCGCATCTGAGAGCATCCCTGCCGCCTCTGTATAGCCCGCAGCGCGACCTCGCGCATCATCTGCCATGCCGCCAAAGAGTTCAGGCACCTGGAAGGGATTGTCCGAGAAGGCGCTGTCGTAGGCCTCCCGCGCACGCTCTCCCAGGTTGACGGCTTCGGGAACCGCAGACTTCCATTCCGAGAGATCAGGCGCTGCGATGGCCCATTCGGGACGTCGACCGCCAAGGGTCAAAACGGCGTTGACCGCCTCGGTAATGCCCGCAATGCCGGTCTCCATCACTTCGACAAGGCCATTGATCGCAAGCGCGCCAACGCGCTCAAACACATCCGGCAGCGCGTCCCAGATGGCCTGCACCGCCAAAAACGTGCCCTCGAAGGTGTTGACGGTGCTGTTTGCCCAGCCGACCACCGCCGCTGTTGCATCTTGCAGCCCGTCATAAATACCAGCCTGCGCCGTGGCCCATCCGGCTTCAACGCGCGCCCAAGCTGCATCCACGCTGAGCGATATCCGGTCCCAGACCTCAACCGCCACGTCCTTGAGCAGGTCCAGCGCGTTGCCGAACCCGCCCGCGCCAGAAACCAGCCGCGTGAACTGATAGACCAGCTCGCCTGCGCCAACGATCAGAGCGCCGATGCCGGTTCGGATCAGCGCCGCCCGCAGGAAAACCAGACCGGTCACCAACCCACTGACCGAGAAGGTCGCGGCAACGAGGCCCGCCACCCATTTGCCTGCCATCACGCCTGCGAAGGTCACTGCAAATGTGGTCAGTCGGCCAATGTTCTGAAAGAGGCCTTTGATGGCCATACCGAATGGACCGGTCGTGCGCGCCATGGCCGCCAGCGCATCCGCTACTGCTTCAAGCGCGGGTGCTGCGGCCACCGCCAGCTGGTTTGAGACGCCGCGCCAGATCAGGCCAAGCCGTGAGATTGCATCATTGGTGCGCTCGATCTGGTCTGCGTCCTGCTCGGAGACGACAATGCCAAAATCATTCACATCGGCGGTGGCCTGACGCAGCGTGGCGGTATCAATGCGCGTGAACACGAGGGCGGCACGATCGCCAAAGAGCTGGGAGGCGACAGCAGCACGCTCGGCCTCCGGCACAAACTCCGCCAGCCGGTCCTGGATCAAAGCGATGCGCTGATCGAGCGGCAGGTTTTGCAGCTCGCTGACCGAGAGCCCAAGGCGGTCGAGGGCATCAACGGCAGGACCCGCACCGGCGGCAGCCTGGCTTAACCGTCGTGTCAGCTGTACCGTGGCCTGCTCGACATTGCCCATGGAGACGCCCGAGAGGTCAGCGGCACGCTCCAGCACCTGCAAGCTTTCGACGGTGGTATCCAGCGATTGTGCCAGCTTGGCAGTTTGGTCGATGGTTTGCAGTCCGGAGCGGATCATCGCAGCACCGGCTGCCACCACAGCTGCACCTGCGGCTGCCGCTGCAATCGTGGCGCGGCGCGTGAAGGCGGCAAGGCGTGCGTTGGCTAGATCAACCTCGCGCGACAGCCGCCCGAGGCCACGCGCACCGGCGTCGCCAATGCCGGTCAGCTCCGCCTTTACTTGTCGTCCGCCAACGGCTGCGAGGCGCACGAAGACGCGTTTATCGGCCATCCAGCCCTCCAATCTGTTCATTCACGCGTTTGACCATGACGGCTTCGATCTCGGGCAACAGCTCCATGGCCGCGAGGCCGTTGATGCCAAGGGCGTGCGCCATGGCGAGAGCTGCTCCCATGTCCCAGCCGAGGATGGTCTGTTGTGTGGCGCGCAGCTGGCCGCCGAGGCGTCCAACCAGGTCCCAAATCTGCACACCCTCGAAGGTCTGGGGTCGGTTCATTTTTTGTGGGCAGTCCGGGCACGGGACTTTGCAGGCCTCGAGGGCTTCGCAAGCCTCGCAGTATCGATCGCCCCCGCTGAAGTGCCAGTCAGCAAGGGCGCGGAGACGTTTTTTTCCTGATCCAACACCAGTGCCTTGGCGACATAGCCCGCCTGGAAGGCCTCGAAGATCGGATAGATGTCGAGCAAGGCGTCGACACCTTCGGGGGTAAGGTCCAGAACGTTGCCGTCCATATCGCCCACGCCCTCCCATTCCACCACGGCACGCCGCCCCAGCGCTTTGGCAAAGACCAGCGCGCGGTCCTCGTTGCTGGCGTCCTCGGGGAGCGCTTCGATGCTGGGATCGTTGCGGGTGGTCACCATCAGCGCGGTGGTGAGCGGGAGCAAGCGCACGCGGACGCCGGGGGCAAGCTCAAGCCAGCGCGGGTCGGTCGAGAGGTCAAGTTTGAGCATTATCAATAGGCCTCCACGCCGTTGATGAGCGTTACGGTGCACATCCGGCCCAAGCTGGCGCCCTTGGCGGCCTGCCAATCAAACGTGGCCTGCACGCCTTGCGGCCCGCCGATCTCGACGCGCGGACGCGGGAGGTAAACGGAATGCGCGGTGAAGGTCAGGCTCTCTCCGCTGGGCAGACTGTAGGCGAACTCAAGCGCGCAATCGGTGCCGTTGATCGCCTGGTCCATCAGTGTGGTATCGGCAAAGCGGACCTCCATGCTGCCCGAGAGCATTGCCATGGAGGGATCGGCCCCGTCGATCTTGCCGTCAGCGCGGATCGTCTCGATGCGGTCGAGGTTGTTCCCATAGGTAATCTGGGTCGAGACCACATTGCCAAGGGCCACGCCATCGCGCGTGATCGAGCCGTTGAAGTGGCCAAACCGCTGCAGCGCGATCTCGGTCGGTGTGCCCGCGCCGGTGGCTGCCGCCGGGGTCTCGCCCTGGGCAATGAGGCTGACCGAGGCAGTCAGCAGGCCGGATCGCTGCATCTGCCAGGACAGCTGGTCGACCACGCAGCCCGCGTACATCGCAAAGCGCGGGACTTCCGGCATGCCAATCTCGATGGCGAGGCTTGGAAGAGTCCAGCTGCCCGAGCGGAACTCGTGGCTGTAGGGAGCCTCCGCGCCGGTCGTGGTCGGATCGCCAAAGGTGGCCTTCAGCCAGTACCCAAAGCCGATCGCATCAATCGGGACCACCACGTCGCCATCGCTGGTCAGCGCGTCCTTGATCGGCGCCAGCGGATCCCGGCCGTAGCCGAGCAGCTCGGACTCGAGCAGTGGTTGCTCCGCTCCAAGCGTCGCGCTGGCGAAGGGCATCTTGAAATAACCGCTCGCGGGCGGCGTGCCGTAGACGGATTCGTAAGCGAGCGCCATCTGCGCCCGCGCTCCTTGTGCGCGTGCCATTATGTTCTCCTCAGGTTGTGGGGTGGGTCAGGCTTGTTGTTTAGGCCGGTGGGTCAGGCCAATTGTTCAGCCAAGCGGGTCTAATGTGGAATAATGCAGCACCACCGGGATCACCGCCGCCTTCAAGCTGGCCGCTCCCTCAACGGGCAGATCCACTGGCTGTGGCGCTTCCGCCTCAACCCAATCGCAACGCCCGCCGAGCGTGCGGTCTGCACGGATGACAGCGCCGATCTGGGCGCAAAGGGCTGCAAAGGCAGTGTCGCGGTCGTTTGTTCCTTGCAAGGGTCCCCCGGACCCTTGCATCTGCTGCGCAGACCGGGCCTCACCCTGCACGATGACTTCAAGCTCGGCGCGATGCTGGTAATGATAACTCAGCGGCGACATTGTCACCGCGGGATCGCCAGGATCACCATCACGAAGGATTATCAGCCCCGCAGGGGAGATGCGCTCCGGCAGGACCTCGCCCCGCAAGGTGGTTGCGGGAATGGCCGAAAGCAGGATGTGAAGGGTGGAGAGAATTGTTTCGCGGGAGGTAGCCATATGATACTCTAAGATCCCGATATCAAGGAAACTGTATTGCTATGTCTCGAATCAGACCTTCGACGCCACTTTCGGCCGAACTCACAGAATGGTTAAACAATGTGTATCCAGCCTGGCTGCAATTGCCGGAGGAAAAGTTTGATGATCTTGATCCCTTCAATTCTGCTGCGTCACCATTGTTCTTGGAATACCTCGAAAACGCTGCGGAACTTTCTAGTTCCGCCATCTTCGACAATCTGCGTGTGTTCCTGACCCTGATTAATGAGGGGCGGATCGCCTTACTACCTGACGGAACAATGACTTCCGACAGCCTCGACCTTCTTCTTGTGACGACCAATTGGCCAAACTTAGATATCGAAGCGACTAAGCTTCTTAGGCGTCCGATTGATCAAGAAACCATTTGCCCCCTGGACTTTCTCATTTCCCTTGCGATTGCGTGCCAATTTATCGAGGTCGATGCCAAGCGGATCAAAATTACCAAAACCGGGGTTCACTTACTCGAAAACCGGATAGACGTGGCAATGGTTCAGAACGTATTCGAAGCTACCTTTACAAAGGTAAACCCGAGAACATTAACGAAGCTTGCGCATCCTTGGGTTCACGAGCAGGCAGGAATTATTTTTTGGGGCTTATCAATCGCTGCAGACAAGCCGAGAGATGTACAGGAATTGACACGCTACTGTTTTGTCCCACCAAAGCAGTTTCTTAATAACACGTTCAGCATACTCGATGGATATATGAGGTCTGTGTTCTTGAATCCGCTGACGTGGTTTGGCCTTATGGAAACAGTTGCGCCACAGGCGAATATGACAGGCGTCTATGATCTTCACTACCAAAAAACGCCACTTTTCGACAAGTTTATGCGATTTGACGTTGAGCGGCCCCCATCTGTTGAGGTTCCAAACTGAATGTCATCAAGCAGCTATTTTTGGAACCGCCCCTCCACCCACTTCGCCACGATTGCGCCCGGTATCCTCTCCTGCGCCGCCTTTGCATCGCGCGCCAGATCCAATCGCTTGCGCAGCTTGACTTGCCGGACCAGCAGAAAGATCGGCACTGTGGGGCGTTGTTGCATAACTCTGACACCGGAGGATTCACTTTGCGAATCCATGCGGTTACACGGGCTGCATGAACAAACCATCTCCCGCCCGCTATCGCACGACGAACTGGTCCAGCTACAAC